GTGCTGCTCAGCCAACCAAAGCCGCTGCCCATGCCCCAGCCTACCCTCAGCTTCTGGAAACTCACCCTAGCCATCGCCGTCGGCATCTGGCTCGGCTGCCTGGCCGTCGCCGCCACCGCGTGGCTGTTCTGGCGCGACGCTCCGCTCGCTCTCGCACCTCACCTCGCCCCACCATCAACGGCAACGTCCACGGCGCCCCCACCAACCCGCAGCAACGAAGAAATGTTCCAGCAATACCTGCAACGCCAGCAGGCCCTGCAGGAGCAGCAGAATCGTCAGGTAGAGAAATCGGAGCAGGAAAAACGCTTCAACAGCGCGCCATGCCAATTCTGGCTGCAGCAGTATCAAGCGGATCCGACGCAGAAGAATCGAGAGAAGATGGATGGGTATTGCGGGTGATGGGGATCAGGGTGGAGATTTTCATGACGTAGAAAAGACAAAACCCCTGAAACGCTAGGCATTTCAGGGGTTTCGGCCATATGTAATGGCGGAGAGATAGGGATTTGAACCCTTCAAAAATCCGCACACGTCAGCACATTCTCTTCACTATCAATCAGTTACGAGTAACGCCCTGCACTCTGAGCCACTGTTTCGCACTGCGTTTTCGACACTTTTTCGACACTGCTGCAGGGGTCAGATGCCCACCAGGCAGTAGCGGATAAGGGCAGCTTCGACGTCCTGCTTCTGGCGCAGGACCAGCTCTACGGCGATCACGTTTTCGTGCTCGTACACCTCGTAGAACACGCGGTAGCCGTCGTGGTTGAGTTCGCGATAGCGGGTCACACCCAGGTCGCTGGCCTGGCGGCTGACCGGGTAACCCACGGGGGCATCCTGCAGCCTGGTCAGGATCTCATCGATCAAGCCGTCGATCTTTGCTGCAGCAAGTTCGGGAGGGTGGTAATCGGCCAGGTGTTCTTCCTGGTCCTGGATGCTGAAGACTGCCGTTTCAGTGAAGCGGATCTCGCGTACTGTCATTGCGCTTACTGCTGTGTGCGTCGCTTGGCCAGTCGGGCTTTGAGTTCGTCAGCAGAGCAATGCTTGCCTTCAGCGTACTCACGCGAACCCATGGCGAGCAGCTTCACCAGGGCGATAGCCTGGTCACGGCGCTTACGCTCGGCGTAGGACTCGACTACCAGGGTGGGCACGCCGTTCTGCGTGACGACCATCGGCTCGTCAAGGTCGAGATCTGCGGCATGCCGCTTGAGGTAGCTGATCGTTTCAACGCGCATGGTTGAACCTCCTTACAGGGAGCGCAGTGGACGTTAGGAGCGCTCGGAATTGCGCGTGCAGGTTAGTCCAAATTTAGACCGAATAGCAATCACACCCCGATCAAGCGGCCATCCCATAGCGGATGTAGCGCTCCTCCAGCTTTTTGGCCAAGTGCTTCTTCAACCAGGTCGTAGACCTCCCCTTCTCCCGGTAGTACTCCTCGATCAGCGGGAACACCGGCAACGACTTGAGTGCGGCCCAGCAGGACAGGAAGTCCATGCGGTTACGCGCGAAGAGCGTGATGGCGTTGCCCAGCATCAGCTCTATGTTCTTTCCCGAGAAGCCCCGAGCGGTCTTGTAATAGCGGCGGTAGAAGAAGCGGTCAACTGGTGCGAGGAATCTTGCGTCGCTACGCAGCAGTGTCCACAGCGGATCCACGTAGCCTGGTCGGTGCAGGAGTCGGAAGTTGTCCAGGCCGTACTCGAACAATCCCTGCAGGTGAGCGGAGAGTTCAGCGAAGGTGGTAGACCCCAGCACTGCGCCGGATGCGTCGCAGGATCCCTGTGCGAACTGCTCGACCACGGAGTGATGGAAACGAAACTCCAAGCGGTAGACCTCCTGGTCGGGGTCGTAGTTGGCCGGGTCCGCGTCGAAGGGGTTGTCCTGGTCCTGCCAGCGGTTTTCCCAGTAGTCCAGCTTGTCCACGGCCTTGGCCTGGCGGGTCTTGTTGTAGAGCGCGCACTGCATTGCAGCGGCCGAGCCGAACAGGAAGGACTGGCCACGGCTGTAGGTAGCTGCCAGCTCGTCGAAGACCACGTCGCCGATGCCATCGAACTGGCGCACGTTGCGGGATTTGCAGCGCATGCGGCTGACCAGGCTGGAGGGTGGCGTCCAGCCCTGGAGGTCCACTGCGAGGTGGACAGCGCATTGCCTGGGCTCTACTGCAAGGAGGATCTCGCTGGCCAGATCGCCGAGCATCACCTGCAGGTTGGCCGGGGAATGCTGCTCGATCAGGTGGGGGCTGACTTCGATCTTCAAGTGTGGGCCGGGGGACTCGGCCTTGACGTTGTAGTTCTTGATCAGCAGGACCAGTCCGAGGTCTGCGTTCTGCAGCTTGAACTGGTAGCCGGAGTCCCGCCCTACCCGTCCGGGATGCCATTGCCGTCCCGCGAAGTCGACCAGCTCCGTGGCTTCGAACAGCGCCAGGACTTCGGGACGAAGCACGCCGGTGTAAAGCTGACGGACCGTGTCGACGTGACAGCCGAGGATCCGCACCGCGGAAAGGTCGACTGAGGATCCGTTGCCTGGGTCCAGGAAGAAGCGACCGGAAGCCGACTCTTCAAAGTTGCCCGAGTCGTCGAAGTGAATGCGGATCAGGTCTTTGGGTGCCTTCATCGTTCATGCCTTCCTGTGTTGGTGTGTGTCGATACAGAAACTGTTTAAAGACGTGCTACAGGCTCGTCTGGGGGGAACCCCCCCCCCGCCACTGTTTCAGGTGGCGGGTTTCGGTGC